CCATAATTATTTTTTCTTATGTTTTTTCTTAATGTACTCGAACTTACTAAAGAACTGCATCGCAGTTAAGTCGTCAACTCTTGCACCCGTTTCGGATTCTAAAAAGGTACAGGCTTCCTCGAACTGTTTATCGTAAATTATTTCGACGCTTTCTTTACCTGCAAAAGATTTTGGATTTACCAAACTCATTAAATAGTCGTCGATTTTATGTATTTTGTCTGTCTCTTTTTTATTGGTAATAATCTCCGATAAAATTAAAAGGGTTCGACTACGGATTCTATCGTGGTACTCTTTTACTTGGGCGTCCTCGAACTGCCCCGGAAAATATACGACCAATTCCAAATCGATTTTTTTTTTGATCGAGTCAATAACCCGATCTATAAATCCTTTTTTCTCATTGTCAAAACTTTTGGCAATCCGTTCGATATTCTCGTCGGACAAATCCGTAACGGGTTTACCGTTTATACTTTTTACCAAAATGGCAAAGGATAAATGTCGGACGTTCGTCTCGTTAGCGATCATATAAAGAGACGTTCTTAAATTTTCCAACTGTAATTGGGCGTTCTTTTCGTCTTTCTTACCTATGAATCTTTTTATTTTTGCAATATGGTCGTTAATATCGTTAAGGTCTGAACCTATCCCGCTATCAACTAACATATATTTATTAAATTTATGATAACGACGGATTGGTAATTCGTCTATCGCATCGTAAAACTCTACTGTTTTCCTTCCTATTTTTATTGTCCTCATATCAAAACTCGTGTTATTGGTGTAGATACAAAAGAAAAAAGAAATACGGTCGTATCTTTAACAAAAATATACAAAATAATTGAGACAATTACGTTAATCCAAAAGGCTAAACAGAAATCGCAGTTAAATATTTTCGATATTAACCTGGGCCCGTAGGTCTGTCCGTACTCTCTCAATCCTATTTTAGAGATTAAGAGTATTAAAAAAGCCGAGATTAATCCGTTTATAATTATTAAATCCATATTAACAAACTGTACTGGTGTAATCCATAACGCCGTCGAACCTCAGACCTGCGTATGGGTGCATTAAAAATTGACTTTCTAACTCGTTGACGCTGTACTCTCGATAAATATTCTTTGCATCCTTTTTGATTTCAGACATTTTAATACTCCCTTTGTTGAGTAACATTTTTGTATTTAAGACTTTAAGGATTTGTAATTTTACAGTCTCCAAACTTCGGTCTTTCTGGTCCACGAATATTTTACCTAGATCAAACCAGAATACAATACTAAATTTTTGACTTACTTTTATGTAAGGTTTCAATTTTGAGTCGATAGTCTGGGGATCTTGGAATATTAAAAAACTATAATTTCCCAACTCCTGGTCCGGGAAAACATTAATATATTTTTCATAACCTAAATGTATGGCGGGATAAACTTTCTTTGTGTCTTTGTCGATTAGAGTTTGACTACGACCAAAGGAATAATTTAACCAAGATATGTTCGCTTTTAAAATATCCTGTATCTGTACCACTACTTCGTCCATAAAAGCGGGACTCTCTGGTTTTGGGACTGTTGGTATATTTGTCATAACGTTTTAAGTATTTTTAATATTTCTGGGGCCACATAATTAACGGCCAAATCTCTAAAATTTTCCTCAGTTAAACCCAATATACTTTCTCCGTAATTGGCGACCAAATTTTTAGCTTTCCAATCTGAGGCTTTTATCTCGAATCCTGTTTCGGTAAACTCGATATAAAAAGAGTAATGGAAATCGCCTTCGTCTCGGAGTGTTACTCTGTTGGTCGGTTGTCCTTTTTCTCTTTTGATCTCAACGGTTATTGGACTGTACGGGGCGAAACTTGCAATTTCTACACCGTGGCGAGTAATGCCCTTTTCGTAGAGTTGTTCCTCTGAGTTCATATCCAAGATAATTTCTTTATTGTCCTGGAGTACCATTTTAACGGCCTCGAACATTTCAGACTCTAAGGATTTCAACTTATTTATTAAGTCGTCTAACCGTTTCAAAACTAAACCGTTTTATATCGAACGCCTCCGTTTTTACACGGGGTACATACTCGACTCATATTCTTAATATCTAAACTAACCGCTTTCATTGCGTTACTGAAATCGTGGCCTAGACCACTTTTTTTATAACTCTGACTGTCTCCATCAAGTTCGTAAAGGATTTCCATTTTAGATAATCCAGGGTTCTGTTGTTGTCGGCCTATCTTATAACTCGGATTATACGCAAATTCTCTAAGCATATCGATAGCAACTTGCAAACCTATTATATTTTGAAACGCTTTCTTTTGTTGTATAATTAAATCCGTTATATCGCACTCGATAGTAATCTGAAGGTTTAATCCGTAATTCGTTTCGTAGGTATAAAGATTATTTGCAACGTCCCAGAGTGCCCCTCCTGTTACCTGGTCCCCTCCGATTTTAAAGGGGTGTACTTCTAAATATTTACTCCAAACTCTGTACGCCGAAACCTCGTCGCGGTCGCAAGTACCACACGGTTTTTTACTCCAATCTTTATCTTTAGATATTGCCTGTCCTACTGACACGGCCGTCTGGTCGTAAACTAAATACCAACTCCCGCCCGAATCCACCTCACTACTAGAGTAAGGGAGTAAGAAGTCCGCAACGTCAAACCATTGCATCCCTCCGTCTCTTGTACGGGTAAATGTTTCGGTCTTTATTGGTTGGGTTCTACTCGAATGGTATAAATATAAAGTAACGTCCTGCGTTCCTGTAAACTGTAACCCTATTTTGTCGATCCTGGTAGTTATTCCGTTGGCCCTAATTGGTACAAGTTCAAATCCGACAAAGTTAGATCCTGTCGGTACCAGATTTTTAATTCGTGCAGTACCGTTAAATAGAGTTTTATTCTCTAATACGTTACGCATTTCATTGTCTGCCATCTTACTATCCCAAAAAGAACGTATCGCCTTCAGTACGCTTGCCTGGGTTTTCGTTTCCAACCATTCAGAAAACGGGTCGAATCGTTCCCACTCTGTCGGGTTCGTCTCTGGTGTCAATCCAATATTATCGAGTTTGGCTCTGTAATGTAATTCGTTTAGAGTTGTACGGTCGCCGACTCTGTATTGTGTACCAATTACCCACCCGTCGTAATTAATGTTTTTAAAATCGGGTGCTAAGGCCTTGACGTTCTCCAACGTTACTAAAGGGTGTACCTCCTGGTAATACTGTCCTGTTATAGTCTGAGTAAGACTGTCCGAGATTGTAAAATCGGCAGTATTATAGTTCTGACGCCATCCCCAAAGGTCGGTTAAATTTGCTTTTATTTCGCTAGGTCTGTACATTGCTTAGTATATTTTACGAAAAAAGGGAGGGCTAACGCCATCCCTTTAGTTTCTAATAATCAAAAAATATGAAAAAATAAAAATAGAAAGTTTTTTCTTTTTAAGACAATACAGTTACTTTGGCGATTGGGTTTGCAATCGTTGCTGGATCACTGTTATACGGTGTTAAGATTGCAACATCCACGGCAAAACCGTAATGTTCCTTTCTTGCTCTCGTGTTGTCTGCTGTCGCAGCCCCCGCTAAGGCACTGAAATCTCCTTTACTTTCGTAGAAGTACGTTCCTACTGGAAAGTTTAACATCGGTAAAGTATCGATACCCCATTCCGTACCGTCTGCCATTTTAGTACCCAATAAAGATTCTCTCTCGAATCTTGTAAGCATACCAACTGAGCCACCTTGTACCGCGTAAGCGTTTGCAAAGTCTGGTGCATCGTTCGGTACTCTCGTACTAAAGTGAAGGATTTTATCGCTATACTCTAACGTTTTATTTTCAGAGTTGTAAATATCCTTTTCGGCTAATTTACGGATGATACTTTCGTAACCTGCATTTCCTAATAAGTGGATTTGTCCAAAGTGGTCGTTTGCCGCTAACATAGGATTAATGTCCCCGATTATATTTTCTCTCTGTGCGAATGACGCTTGGATAGCGTTCGCAACTACTGAGTAGTTTAATGTATCGGCGAATACTTGTGTTTTCGCAGTCGATAGAGCTGCAATTGCTGCGGCGTCTAAAGTTTCCCCAAACTTGTATAAATACTTATTAAATTTACGCTCGAAATCTCTTTGGATAGATACTTCGTTGTTCATAAAATTAGAAGGTACAATAGTGAAACCCCACGAATAAGTGGCGAATGTAAGTGTGTGCATTTGCGAAGTGTTCTCGCTGTCTGCAATAGTAACCGATCGAGTGTTCCCGATTGTTACTCCACCATCGAAATCGATTACAGGAGTCTGTAATGTGTTACCGATTGACTTTTCAGCTGCGGCTTTTAGTTCGGGAGTTATAATCCCGGCAGGATCGGCAGTCTGTTGCATAAACAAGTTTAACCCACCGTAACGGCTAGGGCGTAACTCGTTTTTATCCAAGTTGCTTGACGATCTTACGTTTTGAATACGTGTGTTTATCAATGACATTGATTAAAATTTTAGTGAGTTAATAATTTTATAACTGTGTTACCCTTGCACGTTATTTTACTTTGGTTGCTAAATTAGTCCTTTTTCTTAAATAATAAAAGGAATGTTTGTATAATTTTTGTATCGGCTATCCCGTTCGCACAAAGTGCGGCGAATAATCCGTATAACATTGCGGTTAAAATAGACACGTCCTGGAGGATTGAAAGTCCCGAAATTTGTGCGATTATCATAGTAACCACCCCAACAATCCAAGATAGGGCCTGGACAATTATGTTTGGGGTGCTTCGAGTTTTACCGAGTACATATTTAAGTCCTTCAGTAATAAACGGGATCGATAAAACGATTAAGATAAATATTTTCATTTCTGTAATTTTTAAGTTAAAAAAAAATACCCTCAGTAAAACCGAGGGTATTAAATATATTATCGCATCGGTAATTTAGATACGTTGTTTTTATCTCGGATCTCTTTTTGCTTGGTAGAAAAAGCCTCCGTACCTCGCAACTCGCCTTGTTGTAACAAGTATTTAGAGATAATTTCGTCGGCCTCGACTTGTGTTTGGGCTGCTGCCACATCCACTAAATCGATTGTGTCCGGTGTTCCTGCTGGATTCTGCGTTCCCGTTCCTGGTTTCTTTTGCCCTACGTCGATAACATCTTTTAATCTCTCTGAGATTAATTCCGCTGCCGTGTAAGGTTGTAACGCATTACCTTTGTTTCTAAGTATTTCCCCTTTGTCGTCTCTGAATACCATAGTTTTAGTACCGTCCGCCTCAATCCAATCTGGTTTGGCTGTTGCTAAAATACCACTCTTTGCCGAATCTATAAGAGTTTTTTGTACACTCTCTGGATAACCTGCTTTAAATTTGATACCGCTTGTTGCTTTTCCAAATTCTGAGTTTACTTGTATTCCTGTGATTTGCCCTTGGAACTCTTTTTCTTTATTGGCCCAACCCGTTTTGTCAGTATCGTACTGAGTTTGTAACGCTGCCAAATTGGCTTCGGTATCTCTCAACTTTTGTACTGTTGCCTGGTCCCCTTGCCCCTTTTCGATTTTACTCTCTAAGTCTGCGACTTTAGTTTTATAATTATCGATTTCAGTTTGTAGGGTTGCCGATCCTGTCGCAGAGGTTTTAAATTCTCCGATTACTCTTTTCATATAATCGAAAGACTTTTCGCCCTCATTCTTTGCAATTCCCGACGTTTCTAAAACATCTTTTTCGATGCTCCCGTGGTGTTCCCCTATTTTGGTATTGATAACTGAGGTTTCATCGTTTACAGATAGTGTAGTAATTGCCGCGACTTGGTCGTCGGTTAATCCGTTTAATGCCTCGTTTGCTTTTAGTACTTCTGGTGTAAGTGCCATAATTTTACTCTTGAATTATGTTAATATATTAAGGGTACGACATTATGACGTACCCTTTAAAAAATGATTTTATTTGTAGTTTTCTGGATTCCAAAGAACCGTGCAAGTAAACCCTAAACCTTTACCGTTTTTCTCAAACGCAGACCACTCTTTAATCGAATAGATTTGTACGTAATCTTTAGTAAGTTTCTCGCCTGTCGATGGGCTAAAGACTTTCTTTTCCATTTTTACGTGGTAATGTCCTCGCTCGTTCTCTTTAGGTACGAAGTCGTTTTCGTCCGAACCTTGTGCAGCTTTAATCTTCTTTTGTTCGGCTGCACTCACTTTTGCTGCTGCCGCTTTCTTGTCGTCTGCCGCTTTCTTGTCGTCTGCCGCTTTCTTGTCGTCTGCCGCTTTCTTGTCGTCTGCCGCTTTCTTGTCGTCTGCCGCTTTCTTGTCGTCTGCCGCTTTCTTGATTTGTTCCGGAGTTTGTGCGTCTCCTAAAAGGTCGTCGTTATCCGTCGCCTTCGGTGCTGGTTTCTTGTTGTTCTCTGACATATTCTTTAAATTTATCGGTTATTATTTTAATCTTTTTGGCTGGGTCGAGCTGCATACCAAATTCGACTATATTGGTATTCTCTCTTTCAAACCTATCGACAAATGTATTAAAATTTATTTTAACTTTTAATAAATCTTTATTTATTAACTCTTTGTCGTTTAACTTCAATAGTTCGTCCAGAGTAAAATGTCTGTACGGTTCTATCTGTTTGAGGACTCGCATCCTTTGGATCTTACTCGGATTGTTTCGGTGTTCTGTTGCGATTATTTGCTCGCTTAACAAGTCAAGTTCTGCCGACGGCGCTCCGTTGGTTTTGGCTTGTTGGTATTGCTTATACAGTACGTCGATAGAATATAAATAAAACTCAGTCCCCATACTTATATGGTTGCCGAGGTATCTGTCTCCATACCTTAATCGACATCGAGTATCGTCCACGAATTTAATAGCGGCTTCTATATTGTCCTTCAGAGAATTAAGTACAGATACTTTACTCTCGAAATTTGCGGCCACTTGCATTTCGTTAATACTTTGTTTTGCCTGCATATCGCCACCAACTCCGACCGATCCCGAATATATTTTGGCGTTCAATCTTGCAACCTCTTCGACATTGTAATCTAACGAACCTTTATCGATTGTCGTAATCGATACGGGATTCCTTAGATCCGGACTGTCCTTTGTTGGGATTGGTACTTCAATAAACGAACCAACGCCCGCCAATCTTTTTTCCGAGCATACGGGGCACTGCTGTACGCCGCCCGTTCTCAGTACTTTATAATTCTCGTCGTCCCCTCTTAAATATCCGCCGTCGCAGTAGTCTCCTGTCTCTGAGTTCTCGAAGTCGCAGTCTGCCTCATAGGCCGAATATATTGGGTAAGGAGCATATAAATCTAAATGTCTTTTACTAATCGAAAAGAATAAAGCCCAGTCCATATCTGCCAACTGTGCCGATATTGGGGACTTCTTTAATTCCGGTGTCTTTTGGTTTAATTCTGTGGTCCAGAAAAAACGGGCCGGACAAAACCCCAATCCGTGTTCTACACTCTCAGGCTCCGCGTCTGTAATTTGTCCCTGGTCGTTAGTTTCGTAAACGGACATAGTCTCGTCGTCAAATACTGCGATTTTACCGTCGGCCTGTCTAAAAATTAAGTAATCTAATTTGTCGTTAACGTAACCGAAGTCGATAACGTTCTCAATCCCTAACCAATAGAAGTACGGTTCGGGAAACTCTGTCGTTTGTTCCTTTGGTAGATCAACCACCAATACAGAATTAATCTTAGTTTTGACTGCGTCCCAACCTTTTTTCCTCCAAACTTCGTTGTCTCCGTGGGCTTTTTTATATTGTTGCCAATCGGTTTTTAGTTCGGCGTCGGTAAACTCATAATCGAAAGACGGGTTACGTCCATCGAATACGCGTTCCAACTCTTTAAAGATGGTATCGGATAAACTGACAATCGGAGTTGGGAATCTAAAAAGCGATACAAAGATCGCAAATTTATCTTTTGGTATTAAAGTTCTAACCCAATCCAGGAACATAGTCGCAGGCTGTGAAACCTCCGATTGATCCATAAAACTTTCGGCATGAAAACGTATTCGGTTCTCATGCCTAATTGCTTTACTTATTTGGTTTGCCCTCTTCGGACTTTGTACCAGTTCTTTTATTTGATTTAATAGTAAGGCCATTTTTGTCGAAAGTATATTTAGAGTCTGTCGGTAATTTCCAACCTCCGTTGTTTGCCATAGACAAAATACGTTCGGCGTGGTTAATCTCGAAAGATTCTTTTATTTTCCCGACTTGTAACTCTACTTTGTTAACTCTTGTTTCCATATCGGTAACGTTTTACGGAGTTGTTAAATCAGTTAAAGCGTTAAAGTCTGAAGGTGTAATAATTACTAACTTGTCAGACCAGTTTGGTAAGAATTTCCACGAAATCGTGTTCATATCCGCACCCTCTAAACCTCCGAAGGCTTTATCGCCAACAAATAATCCAGCCACGGGAATAGGATAAACCTCTGTCGGAGTGTCCACGTCGTCCGCTACTGCAATAATACGTCCGAACTCGTCTTGTAAAAATACTCCTAGACCACCGTTAAGGGCCTCGGCTTGGTATTTCTTTAACTCAGCGATTGTTGCTTGTGATGTGAATAATAAATTACCTGTAAAGGTTGTCGGTTCTCTACCAATGATAATTGGAATACCTCCCAAAGTTTCATTACCTCCGCCGTATTCTCTTGCCGCTCCTGGTTCCGTTACGGGTGCCTGGATGTATGGTGTCTGTACGACTTTAGTTCCGTCCGCTGCTGCCAGCTTAGGTGTCCAAGATGCTAGGACGTTAGGGTTTGCCGTAGCAACCTCGAATTTATTTTTTACTCCTGCTGCCGAGAATAGTCGTTGAAATGCAGCCTTTTGGATTTGTCCGACTGACTCTGGACATCTTGCGATACCAACGTCAGCAATGGCAGCCCCTTGTGGGCAGTTTACTAATAATCCCATTTTGCAGATTGTTTTTAATTAATATTCAATTTAATGCTACGAAGATATAATAAAATTTTAATATACAACCTCGCTAAAAACAAAATAAATTTATTTTTAGTTTATGTTAAAAATTATTTTTATATTTGTTCATAATCTAAAATAGAAAATATGAAAACATTAGAGTTTAAAAACAGTAATCGCCAAACCGTGTTCGATGGTTTAACAGATTTTTTAATCAAATCCAAACGAGACGATAACTAGAAAAATATGGCGATCAAAAACAAATCTTTAGAAATTAAAAACCCGTGCGACTTATGCGGTGGGGAAATGTTGGGTATGTCTTACCCTGTTTACGACGAAAATTACAATATCCAAAGAGGTGTAAAACAATGTAAAAATTGTCAAACTGACGATTTAGCTCTCGGATTATCTAACTCGATGAGGTAATTAACCACTTCAACAAAAATTGTAAGGCTCGACTAACTGTCGGGCCTTTTTAGTTTCTACGTTTTACACCTTTTTTC